CCAGGCCTTACCGGCGGACAGGGCAACCGAGTACAGGAACGTGCCGCCGCTGGCCGCCGTCCACACCGAGATGTCGGTGAGCGTCTCCGAGGTACCGCCGTTCGTCCACGCCGGATTCGTGCCAGTCAGCGCAAGCGCCGAGCCAGCCGACGACGCGGCGTGCGTGAACACCACCCGCGTAGTGGAGCCCACGGAGCCGGCGGTCGTGCCTGCGGCGCCTGGATTCGCCGTGTGCAGCTGCGCGTAGGTCGCGGTGACCGGACCGAACGCGGCACCCGCAGCGCGGAGCGTGTTCAGCCAGTTCGAGACCAGCGCCGTAGAGAGCCCCTCAGCCATCGGTCGACTCCTCCCCCTCGGGCAGCGCGTCGACCTTCACCTCGGGTGCGGGGGTGACCTCGCCCGACGCCTCCAGGGTCAGGACAAACACCTGGGCGTCCATCAGCCGTTGGCTTTCTCGTCCGGCGCGGCCTTCGGACGTCCGGCGCGGCGCGGCTTGGGCTCGGCCGTGTTCTCCGGCGCCTTCTCAGCGTCGGTGCGCTCGGGAAGCGTGGGCGCCACCTTCGGCTTGGCTTCGCTGTCGCCCTTCTTGGCGACGTCGTGATCGTACTGGTCCTTCAGGACCTTCGCGACGCCCTCGGCGTCCGCTGTGCGGCCCGCCCCGACGTAGCCGTTGTACTCGTCGATCAGGGCGGCCTTCATGTCGGCCTTGATGTCCCTCATAGCTCCCTCACCTGCTCGATTTCGGGCAGCAGCGCGTAGTAGTCCTCTTTGAGCCGTCGACGCAGCGGCGACCGCTGACGGGTGCGGTGCTCCATCCGCACATCCCACAGAGCCTCCGCGGGCTCGGCGCGGTGCTTGGTGTCGTTGCCGCAGAGCACGCGAGTCCCGTGCTCGCCGGGCGCGGTGACCACGTAGTGGGCCTGCTGCACGCCAATCCCCGGTAGCGCCCGGAACAGGACGCGGATCGGGAACTGGGAGTCCAGGTCGTCGCGCTCCCACATCGTGACCTCGGCGACGTCCAGATGCGTCGCGGCGAGCAGCGTGCGGGTGTCGTCCGGGACCTGCGTGAACACCTCATCGGCGTCGATCCGAAGGAACCAGTCGCCCGGCTCCGCAATGGTCGACCCGAGGCGGAACATGAAGTCGCGCTTCTCGACCTCGTTGCCCCACCAGGGCTGACGGGGCGTGTGGATCGTGCAGCCGATGCCGGCGCCGGCTGCGACATGAGCGATCGTCTCCGCCTGCTCGATGCCCGACGCCGGCTTGCGAACCGCGCCCGGAAACTGGGCGTAGGGGCCGTCCACTGCGATCAGGTGGTCGCAGAGCTTGGACGCTGACGCCACGCACTCGGCGAGCCAGGACGCGGGCTCCTCGTACCACGACAGCAGGCCAATGACCCTCATGCGTGGATTCCCATCCACCCGCCCCGCGGGTTCCGCAGAAGCACCCCGGGCTGCCCTGTCGCCGCACACGCCTGCCCCAGCTGGTGGTGCAGGCTCGTCTCCGCGTGCCCGTTGCCGCAGTCATGGACCACGCACACCGAGCCGGGCTTGCCCTGCGCCCCCCACAGCTTGATCTCCCGGAAACGGAACTCCGGGTCGCTGTCGAGGATGACGAGGTCAGCGGAGGCCATGTCCTCGGCGGTGGGTGTCGCCTGCTCCGGATGAGCAGGCGACTGCCGCCAGTTCGGATCGGACTCGAACCCCAGGAACGAGCAGCCGTCGAGGTCGAGATGGCCAGTGATACGACCGATACCGACCCCGGTCTCCAGCACCACAGCAGGCTGCAGCATGCGCTGCAACATGCCGACGAACCGGCAAAAGTCCTGCTCCGGTGACCACTCATCCCACGACAGCCAGCCAGGCTGGCCGTGGACGGTGAAGATCTGCTCGTCTCGCATGGGGCTCCCCCCGATCGGAGGCCGCGCCGCCACGCGGCCCCCGGGTAGTTGGAACTAGAACGCCGGGCTGACCAGACCCGTGCCGCCGATCTCCACGACGGAAGAGGGGTAGCGGGCCGCCGTGAAGGCGAGGTAGCCGTACACCTGCAGGCGGACCGTCAGGTTGCCGGAGCCGACCTCGGGCAGCACGCGCGAACGGATCCCCGACTCGTACAGCAGGATGTCGGAGGCGCGCAGGACGTGGATGACGTCCTCGTTCGTGCCGGCGCCCAGCGCGGTCGGCATGCTCGGGTCCGTGACCACGGGCAGGCCGTGCATCTGCCCGACGACCTGCTGGGAACCGACGGTTCCCAGCGTGGCGATGGCGTTCTGCGGGTTGCCCGAGTCCGGCACGACCAGCGGACGGCCGCTGGAGTCGGACGCGGCCAGCAGGTACGCCCACCGGCGCGGGTGCATCACGATCACGGTCGGGGACATGTAGCGCAGGGTGTGGACCCGCTGCACCGCGTCCGCGATCTTGCTGTAGAGCTGGGCCACGGTCGGCGTCGCCGACGTGTACGTGATCGTCGTGATCCCAGAGGTTCCCCGGACACCCGTGACCTGCCCGGCCGAACCCGAACCGGAGATGACCTGCAGGTCGACCTTCGTCGCGTAGTCCGCGACCAGGTCCCGGAAGATGACCTCGTCGAACGAGACGGGGCTCTGGTCCAGGAGCTGGATCGCCACGTCCTGCTGACCGGCGACCGTGCGCACCGGAGCGCTGATGAACGTGTCCGTCAGGTCCGTCTCCTGCACGGCCGCGTTGTCCGCGGTCTGCACCGCGGTCGCGGTACCGGTGGCGACCTTCGGGATGTTGATCGAGTCGGTGCCGGGCGGCAGCGGCTGACCGTTGACGACGTTCGCGTAGGCGCGGCCGGCGCGGGCCAGCTCGACGAACTGCCCCATCAGCCACAGCGGCGGAATGGCGTAGCCGCCTGTGCCGTCGGTGCGGTTCAGGTCGCGGTACTCGGGGTCGGTGGCCACGTCCTGGCCGTGACGCATCAGGCGCTCGCGGGCCTCGCCGCTCGTGTCCATGTTGAGCTGGACGCGCGCCAGGTCCTGCAGGTACGAGCGGCCGTTGCCGCGCTCGTAAATGCGGGCCTCGGTGACGGACTCGACACGAGCCGCGGCCCGCTTCACCGCGGCAGCTCCGGCGGTGACGGTGCGGGAACGCTCCGCCTCCTCCGACAGCTCGTTGATCCGCTCGTCGAAGCTACGCAGCTCCTCGTCCTTGGCCTTCACCTGGGCGGTGAGCTCGCGGAACTCCGCGTCCTCCTCCGGAAGGAGGTCCTCACGGGCCTCCTGCTCCGCCAGGTCGGTGATCGCATTGCGCTTGGCGAGGATCTCCTCGCGGGCGCGTGCGGCCTGCTCGCGTCGAGCAATGAGCCGCTTGAGTCGCTCATCCATGAGCGAGCCTGCCTTTCGTGGCATTGGATTGTGGGTTGCGGCCAGTGCCAGGCCGTGACAAAGCCGCCGCCACGCCAGTGCCAGGCATGCGACAGCGCCGCGATCAGTGCCAGACCGCGGAAAGTAGGGGGGACGCCGATCAGCCGGCGTCGGAGAGGTGGCGGCGCAGGTGCGCCTCAACGGCCGCCCGCTGGTCCTCCGGGATGTCGGAGTGCGGCAGCCGGGACAGGGCGTAGCGGACTGCACCCAGGTTGGCGGGGGCACCGATGCGGCCCTCGTGGTGCGCGAACCGGTACGACCGCTTGTCCTCCGGATCGCCCTCCGGGTCGACCCAGGCGTGCATGTACCGCAGCACCACCTGGTCATCCGGGGCGCCGTCGATCGCCGCCCGCCGGTCCATCGGCCCGTCGACCACGACCGTCGAGTGGGCGGGGATCGACCGCGACAGCGGCAGCGCCGAGTCGCTCTCCTCCATGGCCCGTGCGTCCGCGACCGACAGCAGCCCGCCGGTCTTCGGCTTGGCCGTCGTCCGGCCCAGGGAGAGCACGGTCTCGCGGGCGCGCGCCAGGTGCTGCAGCGCCTGCTGGCCGCCCGAGCGGAGCTCAGCCTGAGCCTGCTCCGGGTCGACGCTGGCAAGGAACTCCAGCGCCTCCTGCATGCTG